CCTTGTACTGTAGCTGAAGTAAGTCTATCATTTTGATTTTGAGATAGTAACTGTTTAGCAGTATTATATGCCGCAGTACCTACACCAATGCCTTTGTTAGCCATGTCTTGTTCAAATGATTGATTTTCACGATCAAGTTGTGGTGCAAGTCTTTTCATTATAGCATCTTGATATGATTGACCTGGATCAAATCCTGTAGAAGGTAACAAAGATGTATCAATACCTGGTTTTGCAATTACATTTCCAGCGTAATCTAATCCTTTTTGAGCAGTACTTAATAAACCTGAAGATAAATCTGCTTGTTTATTTGCAATATCTAATTGTGCTGGAGCTAATTCTTGTGTAGCAGTCCAAGTAGGATTGCCATAAGAATCTGTGCCTGTTTGTTTGTAAGTAAGATTACCAAAAGGTGTAACTTGGTTTACTCGGTTAGCTGCTGTAGCTACTCTGGCTGCATCTATATTACCTTGTGCTGTTTCTCTAGCTGCCGCAGCATAGTCTGGTGCTGGTGGTGGATCGTCTTTACCAATACCATATAGTATAAAACCACAATCACCCATGTAATTTGTAATCCATCTATAAAGTGGATCTAACAATTTAGCTAACTTACTTTGCATATCTATCTCCGAGTTTTAAAAAGCGACAATTTTCTGGTCGCATAATATAAACAATCCCATCACCATCAGGAAAGTAATCTTTTATTATGGTTTCACGTTCAAAACCTAAATGTTCATTTAATTTTTGTGCTTTTAAATTAGCTGTAGAGACTAATCCTGTGAGCCTTTTGACTTTTAATACATTAAATGGGTAATTAAATATCGCCCAATAAAATTCTCTTGAAACTTTTGCTGGAATATCACATCTTGAATGAATTGATATTGAACTGCCTGTATAACCGTTATAAAGTACGCCTATAACAAATTTACCGTCTGATACTTGACCAATAGCTTGACACATAGTATTCCATTGGCCACCTGCCTTTTTGCACACCCATTCGCCAACTTCTTGACCTTGAACTATTATAGTACTGCGCCCTTTTCAATAACTAAATCTGTAGAAACCCATCTTACGTCAATACCCTGTGAAGATGTTTTAACAATAGGTGCGCCATAATAACCAACGCCATTTAAACCTTGCCATTGTTGCAAGACATTTAAACCACCACCCCAAGTACCTACATCCCATAAAGCATTATCCCATGTTCCAGATGATGTGGGCGTAAAATTAAGGGTTGTAACAGGTACATCTAAATTAAAGTCTACATTTATGTTTGCATAAATAGCAGGGCTTCCAGATGTTCTAAATATAGGTTTAGACATTGTAAAGCGTTTTAATTCGCCTGGACTTTCAAATGATGAGAATGATTGCAATGCAGTAGCATTAATATTAGAACCATTATCTGATTGTGTATACCATGCACGACCTACAAAGCCATTACCACCAAAGTAAGGTTGATCGTTAAACAATTCAAAACATGTAGCGTTCCAGCCTGTGTAATTACACCAATTCTTTGTAATCGTATTCATAGCATACTGTGTTTTTTCCACAGTATTTGGTACATTTAACCATAATTGGTTTTCATCTGGATAAAACAATAATTGCCATCCAAACTCTGTACCATAATTTGTAATAGCTTCTGATACAGCAGATTGAATTTTGTCTGTAATAGCTACTCTAGGATCAAGCCTAGATGATTGTAATTCTGAAGCTAATGGTGTCACACCATCTTTACATAATAGTAGTAAATCACCACCGTATTTATACATACAGCGAGTGCCTACTGGAGTTCCTAAATCCCATACACCTACCATAGCCCATGCTGTGGATGATGTAGGATCTGTACCACCATATACGACTACTTGGCCTTTAGATGTATAAAGAACATAATAATCATTAACACCATAACCAGCGTCTATTGTCCATGTTGCATGTTGTACAATATAACCACCTTTGTAAGCAAAAGCACTAATATCTAAAGATTGTGCAGCTCCACCGACAGCTAGTGTAGGTAAGAACCATGCTCTTAAAGATTGAGCTTCTGTGAAGAATACTCTGCTTTTAAAGACTATAGGGTTATTAAGTAATGTAGTAGTAACACCTGTAATAGCCGGTGTAGAAGCACCTGTAATGCTTGTCCATGTGCTACCGTTATATAGATAAGGCGTATTAGTGCCATTAGCCATATATAAGAATGATCCACCGCTAGTTGTAATATTAGTATATTGCCAACGTGAATTAGATAATCCTGATAGCAATGCTGCACCTACCGCACCTGGATTAGTGACGTTATATACAGAACCGCCTGCAATAGCTAATAGCCTAGATGTAGAGCCACTTTCGTAAGCCATTAAGGTATCTACTTGACCTGTAATACCTGTAGCCCATCTAGTGTGGCCATTTCTAAGTAATAGCTCTGTCGTAGAAGGAAACCAGTTAGTAAGATAGACTGCATCTGTAGCAGGCATATCTCCTAAACTGTCTCTTGCGTTCCATCCACCGACTGGTGCTGGTAATGATACGCTTCCTGACGATTTTTTCTTTACTGGAAACATATTATTTATTGTCCGTAGTTAGCGTCAGGGATATTTTCAAAGCCGATTAAGATTGATCCAGGTGTAGGAGCAAAGCTCAATGTAGCAGAGCCAGAATCGTTAGCTTTAGCAAAACTTAATTGTTGTAAATAATCTCTTGTAAATGCTGTTGAATCAAAACCTTTAATTTCAAAGTATTTCTTTTTCAACGCTGTAACCATTAAACGATCAGGGAAGATACATGTATCTGAGTCAGCTAAGAATGATGTTTGTGTCACTCCTGTTGAGCTTGTAGCCCATTGGTTACTCATGTATTCAAAGCCTAAATACTCATCCGTATTCATTGCAGGCCATATTTGGAAATATCCACCTAAAATTCTGTAACGGATTCTAGGGCCTGTTGAAATATAACTAGATTTTAAGAATTGCCATTGTTGAGCATCTGTTGGCCCCATCATTTCCCAGCGTTTAGACTTGTCGTAATGTGTACGATCTATTTGTCTATCCCAATCGCTTGGTAATGGATATTTAGCTTGTGAAAA